CTGCTGCTGTACCAGTACGAAATCCCCCAGCACCACCGCCAGCCCCATCACTTCCACCGCCACCACCAGCGACCACAAGATAGTCAACAGAAGTAATACCTTGCGGGCAGACCCATGTTGTTGATGCAGTAGCGGCAAAAGTTAAGGTGTAAACAGCAGGGATTTGATAGCGAAGAATGACAATGCCTGAGCCGCCTGTGCCACCAGTACCATAAAAAGCAGAACCACCACCTGCACCACCACCAGTATTAGCAGCGCCGTTATCACCAGCAACTCCGGGGCCACTGGGGTCATTTGCATTTTTACCATTACCACCACCACCTGCACCACCGGGCGCAGCGGTTCCGTTATACGAACTACCTCCACCGCCACCTGAATAAAAGACAGAAGATCCGGTAATAGATGACGCAGTTCCATTGCCGCCGTTACCGCCAACAATGGCAGGAGATACAACTCCCGCTGTACCAGCCGCAGATGCTCCACCACCTCCACCACCTGCGCCCGTATTAACATTATTTCCAGTTGCACCGCCACCATTATTACCTTGGGACGGAGAAACGGAAGGGGTGTTACCAGAACCACCAGAAATTGTTGGACTGCTTCTATAGCCACCACCGCCACCGCCAGAGCCACCGTTTCCACCGTTAGCAGATGTTGAGCCGCCTCTCCCACCTAAACCACCACCAGCGGATGTAATTGTTGAAAATACAGAATCATTACCTGCTACGCCCGGGTTCTCATTTGTCCCACCACCAACACCACCCGCACCGCCAGCGCCAACTGTAACTGTATAACCAGTCCCGGCAATTACTGGAAACCCGGTTCCAGTTCTAAATCCACCCGCACCGCCAGCACCACCAATATTTGAACCTGCACCGCCGCCACCAGCAACAACAAGATACTCAACAAACGTCACGCCTGTTGGGCAAGTCCATGTAGTTGTTCCTGAACTAAAAGTCTCAATGACCGTTAAAGACTGCAAAGGCCACTGATTGCCGAGAATGGCATTACGGATCTGGTTAAGACTCCAGATTCCGTTGGCGCTATCTACGGTTGGGTAAGCCATTACGAAATTTCCTCGTACGAAACAATGATCTCTAAGTCACCACTAGCAGAAGCAAGGGCCGTAATCTTGTCGCCCTCCTCTAAGTAAATTGACTTAGTAAGAACATCCACCGTGGCATCAGCAGGGACAGTCACCGTGCTTGCTAATTCGTATGTAGCCGTTGCCGATGAGTCATAAAACCCAATCGTTACGTCGGCGTTGTTTACCCCGTCTACGTTGGAAACATAGATTGCGTTGATCTTAAAAATCTTATTGCTTGCGGCTGAATTGGTAACAATATCTGCGCTGCCGGTAGTAAGCGCTGCACCGGCAGTCTTACCGTATATTGCCGACACATTTGCCATATTAGGATTAGCCATATCTACCCTCTGAAAACATACGACATAATTATTGATTTACCGGTATACACCGCAGGTTCGGCTGGGTATGTACACAAAACATCTTTTGATCCGGCGCTAAAGTTAACTAGGTTTCCGCTATTGGAAGAAGATAAAACCTTATCCCGGCTAAGTGTCGTACCAGAAGATGTGTACGTTCCAATACCCAACTCCCACTCCGTCGCACCAACGATGGCATAGTAAGTGGTGTTCCCGTTGCCAATGGCAGAAAACGATTGGAACCCAGAGACCGCACCGGCTAGGGTTATTGTCCCTGTTCCGGTGGTTGTAGTGGTCTCCTGTACACGGTCTTTAAGTACCAGCGCCATAATTAAGCAATACGGATGATGGCGTTAGAAGCGTCGTTGGTCGGGAAAATGATGGTGAAGTCGCCATCCGTAGATGTCTTATCAGCACCGAAGTCCAGAGCGCAGACCGCTGCATTGGTTAAAGTCGTATTAGCGTTGCTGTTTGCCGAAGGCGTGGTGTTATAAATCAAAGCGCCACGAGCCGTCACCGATACGTTTGCAAACACTAGGTCAGAGAAATCGCAGAAACCCGTACCCGTATTGGCGTTGATGTTGGTTGCCGTTACGCCGGTGTTGGTCAATGCGTTACCGCCAGCCGTGTAGTTGGTGCCCGTAACTTCGTTAGAAGTCGTATAAGCCGTCGTGTTGGCATCAATAGAAGCCGATGACGTGTACAGCGCCAGTTTGAAAGTGTCAGCGCCAGTTTGTGCCGACGGACGGAAATCGTGTACGCCAAGCAGAAGTTCTGCTTTGAAAGACGTGCACATAGCCTGTGTTATTGGCATCTTAATACTCCTTTAAATAATTTACTGCATTTAATAAACGCTCTGGATTGTCGTTAAACAAACCTAAGCCACGATTACATTTAGTGCAAAGCAAGCCACGCACTTTTCCTGTTGTATGGCAATGGTCTACAGCAAAATATTTTGTCCTATTCCCAGCCGTTTGAGAGCCACAAATACCACAGCCGCCATTTTGCTTACTGAGCATGTCATTGTAGTCGTCTAAAGTAATTCCATACTGCTTTTTAAACTTACTACGCCGTTCTATATTTGCAACATGCTCTGGATTATCTATACGACGTTTTCTGTTGTATTCGGTTTTACACGGATTACACACGGAAACAGGCTTACCAACCCGATGTGTCTTTCGGATGGCAAAAGCACCAAGCGGTTTATGCTCGTTGCAAACTGTACACGTATGCCCGTCCATGTCACTCATCTAAAAGTTTGATTAACTCAGGGTGTCCTGCTTTCCTGAACTTGTTTGCCAAGGTCACATGGTGAGTCCTGACTGTTTCCTTCATGTAATACACTAAAACTTGACGGATCTGATTGCGAAACGCCTCGGCCTGATCTCGAATAGCGGGGTGCGTCTGTGAGCCAACAGAGATAATCTTGTCCAAAGCACGTTCAGCCATTTCTTCAGGCGTAAACCCACGACCCTGCGTAGTCATAACTTTGAGTTGATTTCCCCCCAAAAGGAAGGCTACTTCGCTCATGCTGCTCATTTGACCGGATACCTCGCTTGTTCAGTTCTGTACATATCTTGACGGTTCTTGCCTTCGCCCAACTGTTTCAACATGGCAAGAGCCTCATTGTACCGTGATACGTAATTAGTATTGACATCCTGCTCGCCCTTCATGAACGTATATGCCTCCAAAAGAGAGCCATACAACAATACAGAATCAAACTTATCCCCAAGCCAAGATGTACCAGCAACAACAATAGACTGCGGGTAGTAAAAATAGTGGAGTTCCATGCTGTAACTGGAATCTGGCGTTGGTCCAAGGATGTATGAGTTCTGGTCAAAAATTGCATAGTGAGTTGGCATCCCGGTTTCTGAAGGGCTTGGGAATGCCTCACGAATGTACTCAACATCTTTATTTAGCAAAAAGTGCTGAACCCCGGTGGCGTCAATAACAGACAAGGAAAAGTTTGCCAGCCAGTCTGACGGGACACTCAAGTACTTATTGCCGCTTGTGGCGTTACCGGTTACGTTCTTACGAAGGTCAGGAATTTGAACCGAGTTAAATACACGCTGTTCGGCCTCTTGGATAAACGTATCAATCTGAGTTTTAGTCAGAAAGCTAGCGGTTACTCCGGCAGTGGTCGTGTTAACCAACGTATCTGGGAAATTATTTTCACAGTACGCCTGAATGGTTTGGAACAGCGTTGCGTAGTTCATTTAGCCCATCTTCTTGGAATGACTATTGCCACGGGTCGTGTTCTTAGTACCACGAGTCCGTTGGGTTTGCGTGTTAGGCACGTTGTTTGGGTACCCATTGTTATTGGGCACAATTGGTACTTGCTTGACTGGCGTATCCATATTAGATCCCCGTTTTACGAACCATTGACATAGGTTTTTTCTGGTTGGCAACTTTTGCCAAATTTCGGCCCATTGCCATCATCTGTGCATTAGTTTTACCTCCTTTAGCAAACTTCTTCACATTTGCATCCGGGTGAGCCTTAGCACCTTTCTTTTTCATGTGTGCCTTTAATGCTGCTTTCATATCCATGTTCTACTCCTAAGTAATTGTTACTGTTACGGTTCCTGTTTCCCCGTTAGCCACTAGGTTATTCAGTAACCCAGATAACTGCAAGGGGTCGTTCAAGCCAACGGGATTCCATCCCCATTGAATCTGTCTACTACCACCAGACGGCGTTCCAAAAGCATCTACATCTTCATTGGGGAGGTTTAATGTTTCAACCTGTATACCCGTCAGTCCAGCCTCGATATAAGAATTGTCTCGGCGTGGGTTCTGTAAGGCTTGCGGGTCATAAACCGGGTACATCCCCAACTGCAACTGTGGCTGATCCGGCTCCCAACAGGTAGGACAAACGAGGAGGTTGATATTTTTCGTCTTGATGACGATTTTCTTCAACTGCTTCAGTTTGTATCGAAATCCACACCTGTCGCACTCCGAAATTGCCCATTTGCCAGAAGCAAACTTAGGACCAGACATCTCCTATTCCTTAATAAAAATACTGCCGTGGAGACAGCCGCAAGGAAGCCTTTTCCCGGTCTTCGCTTGAGCCAAGTAACCACTGTTCTTCATAAGACGCCTTCAGCATATCAATCCTAGTCTCAGCCCCCGGTATCTTTAAAGACAGGTAATAGGCCAATCCAGCCGCCATACAGGGCAGCATACGGAAAGGGATGTCTTCGGTATTAATACCATTGCCAGCGTCTTGAATCCGGCGCAAACGCCAGTAAACGAACGAGTAATAGTTAGACTGATCTGGGGAAGGCCATACATTGATATTCGGCAGATTACGAACCGTCACAATGGCGCCTGCGGTGTGTGCTGCAGCGGTTGAACCATCCACCCCACGGACACAGTTTTGTAGGGTATTCCCTGATATCTCGTTATAACCGATAGTCTCGTTGTCAAGTTTGATAAACCCAACATAATTCAACCCAGCCACAGAACTAAGAGTAACAGTGTCAGAGGACGACGTAATCGTGGTCTGCAAGGTCTTGGTCGTGACGTTGTCATACCCGCTTTGCCGGTCAATCCAGACCTGAATTGGGCGTCCTTGGGCGTTCTTGTTAGGGATCGTAGCGTAGGTAGAAGACGAAATCCGGTTGATATTAATGTCCGTCTGATCAATCCCCTGCTGGGTACGGATCACCATATCCATCAAGTCAATGGTATCGGTAGGTAAGGCGTAGGTAATCTGAGCCTGATTGATTGGAATAGACCCCTGCTCAATAGTCCACAGATTAATACCTCGGTTAGCCCACTCAATTGTCAATAAGTTTAGGCTACGACGGGCTGTCCGCATGTCGTAACCAGTGCGTAACTCCTGACCGCAACGCTCAAAAGCCTCTTCTACGAGGTTATTGAGGTCTAAGTTAAAAGCGGTGGTACCTGTGGTAGCCATTAATTTACTTTCCTATGCGGAGCAACTTTTTTAGCCACCCCTTTAGGCTGGGCGACGAACTGCTTTCCGGCTGCTTTTCCGGCTCTTTTGGCACGGGTGGTTGCGGCGTACTCTTGCGGGGAGAGCGCTTTGATGGCGCTGGCCGGGAGGTATCTTTCCCCTGTAGCCTTCGGTCCTTGCGTAGATGGTTTGCCACTCTTAGTTCTCCACTTCTGATCTGTCCACGCTTTCAGACTTTTTTGAGGTGCTTTCATTTTTCTCTCCAAAATTACTTTTTTGAAGTTGCTCTTCTAATACCTGTACACAATTGCGAAGTCTGGTTATTTCTGCGTCCCGCTGATCTAACTTGTGCATTAATCCGGCGTTCATCTCAGCCCAAACAGCGATACCATGCATGCGCTCTTTATGATCTTTTAACATAAGATCAAATAAACGCTCAGAGATTTCAATTTGTTTTTGAACAAACTCAATCACGGTAGCCCCCACCAGCCTTCTTATACTGCATAGCCAACATCTGAGCCTTACGGGCACTCCACTGACCCGGAGCACCGCCCTTACCGCCAGCCTTAATACGCTCAAACAGGCTCTTACGCATACCGGGTTTGGTGTAATTACCAGCCTCGTTCACCTTAGACTCACCACCTTCGGCGTACATTTTGACCTTATTCGGATCATCCTTACGGGTGATCGTCTTGGCATTAGGCATCTTAGAGGGATTGATAATCCCCATTCCCCGGCTCGGCCTCATTTAGCAGTACCGTCCGCCTTTAGCCATTTTAACCATTTTGGTAGCGGTCTTACCTTTTTTGGCAATGCCATCAGCAGACTTGTGACCGCCTGCTAAACCACCGCCAGCCATCTTTTTAACCGAACCGCCATGCTTCATCTTGCCTTGTCCGTCGGCCGCAAAAGCAGGAATCTTTTTCCCGTCTTTCATAACCATCGGCATACCGCCACCAGCCATTTTTTTAATACCGCCAGCCTTCATGCCAAGCGAACCCATTTGCTTTGCGGTTGGCATCTTTTTGGTAACCCCACCGGCTTCCATCCCGGCTTCTTTCATCTCATGCTTAATCATGGACTTTGGGGCGCCCTTTTTCTTCATAAAGGACACTTCCTTTTTCATCATTGCCTTTGACTCTTTCATAACTCCACCTTCCTTTTTAGTGAACTCTTTACCTACGGATGTTGGTACGCCTACCTTTTTTGCAAACTTGGGGTTATTAGCCACCGCTTGCATAAACCTTTCCTGCTTGGCTGATACGCTAGGCACGAGTCTTACCCCGGATCGCTATACCGTCAGCACGTTTGGATGCCGAAGACTTAACCGTTCCACCCTTTTTCATACCTATTTTTGATGCGTTTCCAAAGGCCATTGCTGGGTTGGCTAACGGCGGGGGATTAGGTCTGGGTCCGCCAAAATAATTTGGTTTCATTACCGCCGGTTCAAACTGAGAACTACTGTTTAAAAACCCCAACGCACCGGGGCCTCCAATTGGACCTTGACCACCAGACCCACCTTTAATTGAGTTAATAGCGTTAGCCGCAGTGTCGGCTGCACCCATAAGGGAGGTTGCCTCTGAAGCAATTCCGGATAATCCACCACCAGCGTATTTTTTAACTTTCTTTTTCATACCATTTTCCCACGGGTCTTGCCCTTGGTAGCACAACCATCGGCACGTTTGGAGGCAGAACCTACCACCCCACCAGAGCGTTTCTTTTCTGGCTCAGACTTAGGCTCTTCTTTTTTCGTTTCCCTTTTCTCTTCTTTTGGTTTGATAAGAGTCTCAATAGCCTTACCTACCAAAGTTGTCACAACGCTTGGACTCACGTTACACCATCCTTCCACGGGTTTTGCCACGAGTAGCGATGCCATCAGCACGTTTAGAAGCAGATGTTGCGCCTTTAGATGATTTGACTGTTCCACCTTTTTTAAGCCCCATTTGCTCGCGTCGAGCGGCGTTAACCTTTGCGGCAGCGGCGGCTTGACGGTTGGAAAATTTGTTTAAGTAGGCATCACGATCGCGTCGAAAATCAGCAGCGGTTTTAGCGGCAGCCGATGCATCAGCGTCCTGATTGGCACCAACGCCACGGCTTAAGTAT